TACTTAGTGTTGTTTGAGTAAGTGTTAGTTTAGAGTCATTGCGGACTATTAGATAGTGTGAGATGAGTAAGTGTCACTCAGGACGAAGTTTGACTGTAATAATCTCAAAGTTTGGATGCAATTCTTTGCATCTTGCATATGCTTCGGCAGCAGTTTCTCTCATATAAGAGAGCACATCGTGCATCTCTTTTTTGTTGTCGTAACCGTAGCAATTCCAGATAGGCATGTAATTTAGTGGATGAATGAGTGATTGTTAATTAGTTGAGAATATAAGTGCTCAGATCATTACGATTATTTTGCGAGGAAGGTTTTCATAGCTCCACACTTTTTGCATCGTAAAGTGTACTTAACAGCAGTTCCATTACACCAACCAAGATTAAAATTTGTTAGTGCCTGGTTAATAACTTTCCATTGATGGAAGCATCCAGAGAAAAGGAATTTAATTAGCCTAATCATCAGTTGTCCTGTGTGTTTGTTGGGCGCATTGCTTTATTTAAGTCATCAAGAAAAGCTTCCGTGAGAAAATAAGTCTTGTAATAATCTTCTAATAAGTAATCATCAGTATTAGTTTTTAACCACTCAACCACCTGCTCCAACTGCCAATCAGCAGCGGCTCGCATCTCGATGTAGTCGTGTTCCGATTCGAGAGGGAAGGTCACAAGTCCTTCGCAGATCTTGTCAGTCAGTGGGTGTTGGTTGGACATGTTTGTTTGAGTTGTATTCATACTATAGGGGTCAATTGGAGGTGAGTAACTTTAATAGGTTGTATTAAGTGTTAATTAGTTTTTATACTAAATAATACTGTTATGTGTTCCGCGAGTTCACTTATCGGCGCTTAAGTTATTACCACTGAACTCTCCTGCGGGGTAAAGAGTCAGATACAACTAAGCACAACCGGTAAGTAACGCATAGGAGAGACACATCAGCAGACAATAGTATACAAAAGGTTTTTGGAGAGATATGCCTTAACTCTATTTTTTAGTGCGTATATATAACACATAAAAATAGAGTTTGTGCGAATCAAAGCACAGATTTACGTTGACGCTTAATCTGTGAGGGGAGCACGGTGACTGTTACTTTAGTGTGACCATTTGCTTTGAGAGTGTCAATGGTCTGTAGCAGTTGCTGTGTAGAACTCATAGTTGGAGTAAGTGTTACTTAAGAGGTGTTTGAGTAGTGTTTACTTAACCGTGAAAATCTAACTCCTCCCAATCCCATTGAACGCCGTCTGGTGAACACTCAGGCTGATTCATAGATTTACAATAATTAACTGCTGCTTCTTGAGTTGAGAAGATTTTAGCAGCACGATTGCCTCTCAAAATAATTGTTTCACGAATGCTATCAGGGTTAGTGAGGAAAGGAAAGGTGATAAAGGCTGAAGTCATAAGTCGATTGTGTGGTTACACTATAGGGGTCAATTGGAGGTGAGTAACTTTAATAGACTGTACTTTGAGGGTTTCAGAGTATTTTGGGGGAGGGGGTTGACATTATGAGAAAGGCCTGATATGATACGATCTTACGTAACAACAACTGAAGGGCTTTATAGGCATTTCTACAAAACACTTAGCTTATATTTATTATACCATTTCTCAAAGGTTTCAATCAATATTCTATCACTAAATAACACCATTATATCAAAACAAAGTATAATGGAGACTGGGCTAATCTATACCATCATTTGTAAGGCCAATAAGAAGCGATATATCGGACAAACTGTAAAGAATGTAGCGACACGTTGGAAAGAACATTTGAAAGAAAGTGTGAGGAATGAGAGTAACCGACCATTGTATAATGCGCTCAAAAAGTATGGTCAATCGATGTTCAATATTCGTATCTTAGAAGAGGATATTCCCGTTAGTAAGTTATCAGAACGTGAGGTCTATTGGATACAACAATTCGACACATATAACAGTGGTTATAATGCAACAACTGGTGGTGAGAGGAGTTATACATTTAGAGAGGATGTGAAAGAAAAGATATCATCTTCTATGAGAGGATTACAACGTAGTGATGAGACAATCAAGAGGCATAAGTTAGCTCAAAAGAAAAGAGAAAATCACTTTAGCGTAAGGGGAGATGGTAAACACCTTAGAGTAAAGATTAGGGCGACATTGTTATCAACTGGTGAAGTCTTTGACTATAACTCATTGACTGAATTCTGTAAAGAGACTAACATCGCAAATGGTAATGTATCAAGGGCGATAAAACGTGGGCTCACATGTGGTGGATACAAAGTGGAGCGGATTAGCGACAATTTGAATAGAATTGGTTGTGTTGGTTATGATTGTCAAACTGGACGGATGTTGCATGAGTTTAGGTCAATGAGACAAGCTGGGTTAGTGTTAGGAGGTCAAGGAAAAGGCATATCTAAATCTATCAACAATCCAGGATTACGCTCTTATAAAGGTTGTTACTGGTATAGCTGTTGTTCTCTCTAATTGAAAGGATTACACTTGGTGCGTTGTATTGGTTCACCTAATTCGGCTTTGGATGGTGGACAATCATGAGGACGATATGCATAAATGATTGAACTTAACTGAGCTTGTAGTTTATCATCCATCCGTGTATTGCGTAGGTGATAGATGTCATAATTCATGAGAAGATATAACCATTAGTGAACTCTTTGGTGACATTGTTATCTTTTACATACCAGGTGCAATTCTTTTGAAAGACACCATCAGTTGTGGGTTCGCAGAACTCATTGATAATTGCATTCAATCTTGACTTAGTAGTTTTTGACTGATAACCACCATCAAAGATTTCAACATAATCATCACCTACAGTAGCGATCTTGTTACCATGAAGACGTACAATAGAAACATTATCTTCTTCATTGAATGATACTGATGTGTTTGCATTTGACCAGTTCTCAGAGTTGTGAACTGCGGAACACATTTGGGTTTCAATCTTTCTCATGATGGGTGATTGTGTGGGATGCCGTATGGCGGTTACACTATAGGGGTCAATTGGAGGTGAGTAACTTTAATACCAGGGCCCTATGTGTTAAAAAGGGTTTGTCCATGCATGATGTTTAGCAGAACTAATTCTACCATCTTTAAGTAATCCATCACATACACGACAAAATACTTCAAACTTTTCCAATCTTGTCATGTTAGGATCAATGTCTCTTGCAACTTCACCAACGATTTTTAAAACTTGTCCTTTGAGCATGATTGTTACTTAGTGAGTGAGTGAGTGAGTGTTACTTATGAATTCATATCAGTCCAAGTTTCTTCGCCATAGCAATCGATAATCTCTTCTTTTAAATCTTCCATATCATAATCTTTGATATTCTGCTCAATACTTTCAACAGCAAGTGTAATCAAAGATTTCATATCCATTCCCTCTACAATCATCTGTGCATAATCACTCTTGAGTTGATCGATTTGATTGATAGTCATCATTTTAAAAAAGTGTTAGTTAGTGAGGTGATTGTCTGGGACTTACCGATGCAACGCTAACGTGCCCAGGTGTTAATTAAGCGACCAATTCTTTCATCATTTCATTTACTTCTAATCCGTTTATCTTAACATCATCCCACTTACATCCGTCTGGTGTTTCTTTACTTCCGGCATCGTGAATCATACTTACCAGATGTCCATAAGTTCCACCATCCCTTGCAACATCACAGGCAAGTTCATACAAACCAGGATCATTTGCAATCCAGAGAGTAACATTCCAGGTCTCCCAAGTGCTCCATCCATTGTAAGTTTCAGTAGCCATGATTAAAAGAAGAAAAAAGATTTAGTGGTGATGAGTTCAGTGAAACAAACTCTCTGAAGCAATCTTAAAGAGAATAGAGAGTGAGAAGACTGAACCCTTACACCTATGTGGTCAATTGGAGGTGAGTAACTTTAATACCATTGATTGGTTTGTATCAAATAACTACGAATCTCATTATATGCAAACCTCTGTATCTTAACATCAGTTGCATTATCTAATACCTCATACATTCTCTGAATATATTCACTCTTCGTTGTCACTGGTGAGATAGTCTCTCTTGTAGTATATCCTAACTCACTATTACCATTGGTGCGTACTTTTGGTTTACCCCAATTACCAGTAATTTGACCCTCTGTTCTGAACTTTGTTTTGATTTTAGATAGATTTGAATCAAGCATTAATGTATAAAGCAATTTCAGTTGGATCAGTACTGTCAAGATAAGTTTCAGTGAATCGAATTGCGTCACTATGTGATTTGAACTCGATTGAAACATTATCAAATTCAGTTGAATTAAATGTGACAGATAGTGGTTCTACATTTGAAATTTCACATACTTCTGCTACTGCAGAGAGAGAATGGTCAGATAAAAAATCGTATTTGATGATCATAAAATTGATTGATGTGGTTACACTATAGGGGTCAATTGGAGGTGAGTAACTTTAATACCGGATAATTGTGCACATAACTTAATTAAAAATCTCCATTACCTTGACCAACATCGAACACAAATATACCTCGGTCAACCCACATATCAACAACGCGCTTTCTATCATCAAATACACAGAATATCTCCTTACCTTCAGATATAATCCTATCTGCTATCTCTCCCTTTACGATACCATCACAACGGTGATCACCGGCCTTCCTCATATACAAGTTACCAGAGAATCCCTTGTAAGAGTTTGGACAAACTTTAGGATCAAAGCCGTTATCTAATAACCAAGCTTCGGTAACTTCTCGATATTCTTCACCCCTACCAGACACAAATAAGACTTCAACATCATCCCTAGAAACGATACTTTCAAACATAAACTTAACAGCTTCATTTGGAGTATCGAGACTAATGCCCTTATTCCAAGCGTCCCAATTCTTAGGTTTAGATGCAACAAATTTCCTGCGATGAGTCACATTGCAAATAGTTCCGTCAAGGTCGAAGATAATAACTTTCTTAGTCATGATTCAGTTTCCGGTGATAATAGAGTCGAAGTTTTCGTAATCTTTAACAGTTGGACTTTCGTAGTTCTTGTGCATATCCTTAAGGATATGCTCAGGAATACTCTTACCTAGACGGTTGTTATTCCTCACTAAAGCGGTCTCTAAGTCACTGTCGAAGTGAATTAAAGTTTTAAAATAAGTCTTAGGAAAGCGTGATACTTTCTTACCTCTCACCTTAGAGGTTAAATTAGTCTGATCCCAGATAATATCTTTACCAGCCTTTATTGCTGCATTGACTGTATCGTTGAGATCTTTATTAGCTGCCTTGATGTTATCGGAAAACACTTCATCGTAAGTCTTACCCTCACGAACTGCAATGGCTTCGATATAGTTATCAGTTGAAATAACAACAGCGTTAGGATATAATGCAAGTAAAGTAGAGTTGATAAATGTACTCTTACCGGCAGTAGGACAGCCAGAGAGTAAAAATAAGTTAGTCATGGCTGTAAGAATCAGTTGAGTTTAATGAAAAAGCGGGGGAGGCTAACGCCTCCTCTCCCTGGATTACTCTTCTTCCAGATCTTTAATCTCTCTTCCTGTGCTGGTAACCAGATCGCTGATGGAAATAAGTGTATCGATATTCCATTCCGTTCCGCTGAGAAGATCAGCTATAAGGTTCAGGGCTTCAGAGTCAGTCATGGCTACAACGTGGTTACACTATAGTGGTCAATTGGAGGTGAGTAACTTTAATTGCATAGAGTCTGTGTAGACCCTATGCACTCAGATCACCAACTGAGGTCGTTAAATATCCAACGAACATTATTTACTTTATTCTTGGTGTTAATGTTTTTCTTTAGATATTCCGTCACAATATCACGACAAGAGTTGGAATTACCACTCTTCATCATCTTATACAGAAACGGAGCATATTTTGGATCAACATTCTTCACATACTTAACGGCAAAATCTCTAGATTCAGGATACTTAGCATAGCCCTCTTCAAAGAGGTTGGAGACAGTATCGCAGAAGTTAAAAATGGCCAGGTTAAAGTCATTAGCAAACTCAACAATTCTATCGCGATCAGATGGAGAACTATCAAGTAATGGAAGCAAGTCGTCCAAAGAGTCGTTAAGAATTACAGAAAGTACATTCTTTTCTAAACGAATAGATTCCTTGCATTTGTGACGAAGAACATAATCAGCGGTCTTGACTTTAAGCATACGACCATCATCGAAACGGATAATAATGCCCTCGACATCATCACCCCAGTCGCGAATAGTCATAACAAATTTAGATATATCGTCAGAAGACTTGTTTTCTACAGTATTAACGACAGGAATGTTGTAAATACCGGCTACACGGCGAATAGCATCATAACCAATATAGTGACCGGTGGAATTTACACGTATTGCGGTTAAGATAAGGTCGTCTTTATCATAATCAACTACGATACGATTCTTTCGAGAAACCCACTCAAAGATAGGAGTAAAGGTATTAAGTAAAGTTTCAATAAAATTGGAATAGTTTGGTTTATCAGCGATAAAGACTTCCGCATTCATGGCAACATCAGTAACACCTGCTTTAGTTCCTAATCTAAACCCAGTATCACAAGGAATAGGCCTAATCATAGAACCATCTAATTTCTCTAACACAACATGTGGCTCAGATAAATCGAGAGAATCTAAAGAAGTGTAAGACTTCTCGCCGACATTAAAGAACTTATGGTAAGGCCTAGAGATTAAATTGCCGGACTTATCAAATATCAATCCTCTACATTCTGCACGAACTGGACAATCGAAAGAATCATCATAAGCAACCATATAGTTGATTGCAGAATACCAACCTTTATCAGTGACCTTAAATTCAGGACGGTCAGCAATAAAAGGCAATATATCATTTATGTGGTTTATTTCTGGAAAGATAGCCATGTCAGTCAATTGGGTGGTTACACTATAGGGGTCAATTGGAGGTGAGTAACTTTATCTCTTAAGAAATCAACTGATTCATTAACTCCTTTGTCAGTTTATTTCGTGGTCCTGAATGTAACTCACCAAACTCTTCATTCAAATACTCATCAACACAAGTTTGATAAAAACTTCTCATCTCTTGACCATGTTTGTTCAAAATGTAATCAACAAGGTCAGGGTAGATTGTGTTAGATAGTTGCTTATAGTCCATTACATATAAAGATGATAGTTTTTTACATAAACTGATTTTTCTATAATTCTACTTCCTATCAGGTGTGATAGTAGGTTATCCCGACCCGATATGGAAAAAACAGTTTATAATATCCCGAGATCCCTTGGTATGACTGGGCCGGAGACGCACAAAAAAGCCCCGGCAAGAGGGGCAGAGGAGAGAATTAAAAAAACCAGGACAAAAACCCTCCTTTGTTATCATTATCGCTGTTGTGTTCTCTTACAATTGTTGGCCAAGTTGCAGTGGAGTTTGGTATCATACCCTCAACAAGTCTCATTGCTTCATCATTATACATCGCCTCGACATTCATGTGGCGAGTTCCAGCTTCTGTCGGTACAGTGTAAGGAACTCGAAAGGTGTAGGTGATTTGTGCCATGATTAAAAAAGAAAAGTGTGTGTGGTAAGGTGTAAATTATCCGCCGTAAACTTCTTCTGCCATTGGTGTGTCTTGTGTTACTTCTTGACGGAGTAGTGCATAACAACGGTCAGCTTCGTCTAACACATCCTCATCCAACTCATCCCACTCAACATACTCATAAGCGCCACGATTTGTTTCGTAGTTACCATCAGCAAAGAGTGGATGATACATTAGAATGATTTGATGATTACCATCAAGAGTGTAAGTACACCCGTTTTTTGTTGATTTGATAAAAGTCATGTCTGATTGCGTGGTTACACTATAGTGGTCAATTGGAGGTGAGTAACTATAACACCCACCTCCCTTTTCGTATCCGTTGATGTTCATGAGTTTATAAGTCCTTTGAGTGTTGCTTTTAGTTTCTTATTCTCTTCCTCAAGTTCTTTGACTCTAATCCTAAGATCTTTGTCATCATCTTTCTTCTCAAGAATGGTATTTGTTAGATTAGCATCCTCAAGTTTAACCTCCCAAAGGTTGGCACCACTTAGATCAGCATTCCAAAGATCAGCACCCTTAAGATTAGCACCCCATAGATTAGCACCCCTAAGAATAGCACCCCATAGATTAGCACTCTTAAGATTAGCACGCCTTAGATTAGCATCCTCAAGATCAGCACCCTCAAGATTAGCACGCCTTAGATTAGCACCCTCAAGATTAGCACCCTTAAGAATAGCACCCTCAAGAATAGCACCCTCAAGAATAGCACCCTTAAGATTAGCACCCTTAAGGTTAGAACAAAAAAGGTCAGCACCCTCAAGGTCAGCACCCTTAAGATTAGCACCCTCAAGGTTAGCATTCTCAAGATTAGCACCTCTTAGATCAACACCTTCAAGGTTAGCACCAGGTTTGATTTCGTATCCGTTGATGTTCATTGAGGTGTCTCTTGTGTATGAAAGTATTATAAGGCATTTGGATGCCCTATAAAGGGTTCAGTGGTCAGTTGTTCAAGTGTCCAGAAGATTCTTTGAGTGTTGCTTTAATGTTCTTAAGTTCCTCCTCAAGTTCTTTGATCCTGAGGTCTTTATCATCATTGATTTTCTCCTTATCAAGAATGGTGTTGGTTACATTAGTATCCCTTAGGTCAGCACCCCATAGATCAGCATTCCTAAGATCAGCATTCCTAAGAATAGCATTCATAAGATCAGCATTCCTAAGATCAGCATTACAAAGATCAGCACTCCAAAGATCAGCATCCTCAAGATTAGCACCCTTAAGATTAGCATTCCTAAGATTAGCATCCTCAAGATTAGCACCCTTAAGATTAGCATTCTCAAGCTTAGCACTCTCAAGATCAGCATCCTCAAGATCAGCACAACTTAAATCAGCATCCCTAAGATTAGAACCCTTAAGATTGGCACCAAATAGAGAAGCACCCTTAAGATTAGCACCCCTTAGATTAGCACCATAAAGATCAGCACCCCATAGTTTAGCATTCCTAAGGTTAGCATCCTCAAGATTAGCACCGCTTAGATCAGCACCCTTAAGATTGGCACCTGGTTTGATTTTGTATCCGTTGACTATCATAGTTTAAGTCCTTCTAAAATAGTTCCCTTAAGATTAGCATCCTTAAGGTTAGCAACCCTTAGATTAGCACCCCTTAGATTAGCGCCCTTAAGAATAGCACCCTTAAGATCAGCATCCTTAAGGTTAGCACCCGGTTTAAGTTCGTATCCGTTGATGTTCATGAGTTTATAAGTCCTTCTAAAATAGTTCCCTTAAGATTAGCACCCTTAAGATTAGCACCCTTAAGATTAGCACCCTCAAGATTGGCACACTTAAGATAAGCACACTTAAGATTAACACCCCTTAGTTTAGCACCCTTAAGGTTAGCACACTTAAGATCAGCACCCTTAAGGTTAGCACCCCATAGAGAAGCACCCTCAAGATTAGCACGCCTTAGGTCAGAACCACTTAGGTTAGCAGAACTTAGATAAGCACCCTCAAGATTAGCATTCTCAAGATCAGCACCCTCAAGATTAGCAACCTCAAGATAAGCACCTTCAAGATAAGCACCTTCAAGATCAGCACCCTTAAGGTTAGCACCCCATAGATCAGCACCCCTTAGATTAGCACTCTTAAGATTAGCATCCCTAAGATCAGCACCCCTTAGATTAGCACCCCTTAGATTAGCATCCTCAAGATTACCACCCTTAAGATTGGCACCAAATAGAGAAGCACCCTTAAGATAAGCACCCTTAAGATCAGCATTCTCAAGATTAGCATTCCTAAGATCAGCATCCTTAAGATCAACACCCGGTTTAAGTTCGTATCCGTTGACTATCATAGTTTAAGTCCTTCTAAAATAGTTCCCTTAAGATTAGCATCCTTAAGGTTAGCAACCCTTAGATTAGCACCCCTTAGATTAGCGCCCTTAAGAATAGCACCCTTAAGATCAGCACCCCTAAGAATAGCACCCCATAGATTAGCATTCTCAAGATTAGCACCTCTTAGATCAGCATCCTCAAGATTAGCACCCTTAAGACTAGCATTCTTAAGATTAGCACCTGGTTTGATTTCGTATCCGTTGTATGTGGTGATCATAAAATTGTGGTGTCTATACTATAGTGGTCAATTGGAGGTGAGTAACTTTATTACCCGACAGAAACCAGTTCTTCAAACCTATCAAGAGTTGCATATCTTACAACTCCATTCTCATCTGTAAGTTGAACCATTGGCCACATAGGTGAATCGGCGAGAAACTTACCACCGGTAATGGTATGAACCATTCCAGTTTTTTCATCTTCTACTTTACAACCGATTGCTTCTTGGACCCAGTTGAGAAATGTCATAATGCTTGTCGTGGTTACACTATAGTGGTCAATTGGAGGTGAGTAACTTTAATATCCGACAAAGGGCCTTACATTGTAATACTGTAACCACCACAGAAATTGTATTACAAATGCCCATAGATTAGCGGGTTGAGGCTGATACTTGAACTGCGGTCATTGTCTTCATTGTTGTTGAATCAATCCACACAATTCTGCGGGTCTTGATGTCTGATGCGATGTTGTAGATCATTTGTCTGATTTACCGTTAGTGAAAGATCCTAGAATTGGCTCTGGGCCACAAAGATTACGTTTAACCTCTGCATATCCAAACTCTTCAGATAGATCACAACAGATACGCCATGCTTGATCCAAATCATTTGTGGTTACATCTTCATATCGAGCAGATGGAACAATGATTCTAAACTCCATTTGAATTGATTGCGTGGTTACACTATAGGGGTCAATTGGAGGTGAGTAACTTTATTTCAGTTCAATACGGTCAATTAAACACATACCGAGTTCATAGAACAAATCCTCATCAACATCACCAAGTTTGGCACGTAATGCATCAGAAACTAAGTCATGCATAATTTCCATATAACGCTCATCTCCATAGATGTGGTTAATAACATCAGATTTGAGTGCGTCAACAAGTTTAGAGACACAAGTTGCAGAGAGTGACATGATAGTTAGGAAAAGTGTTTGATAATGGTTACAAAGAATGCCCCGACGGCAATATAATAAAAGAAACGAATAATGGTAAACATCAGCGACGATAAAGGAATGAACCGTATTGATCAACAACTTCAGGTGTATCTAGAAGTGATTCAATATAAAATCTAATGCCTTTGGCTGGTGCCTTGTGGCTGGCTGGTTTATAACATGCACCAGTTTCTTTATCTACAAACATAAAACAACTGCGACCCTCTCTTACAACACCATCATAGCATTTTGATTGCCACACTTTGATATATTTGCGACCAACTTCCATTGTTAGATACTCATGAAAGTTACGGCCATTCTCAATAGCAAATACCTTCCACTCATTGTTAAGAACTTCAATCAAACATTCTGTTTGATATTCTGCTTTGGTTTGTGTGATTGTCATAAGTTGATTGCGTGGTTACACTACAGGGGTCAATTGGAGGTGAGTAACTTTAATCGTTTGGATTTGAGTAGTATTCGTTATCAGTTTTGACATCAGTGAAACATTCTTCTTCATCATCAAAGATGAGATACAAAGTTTCATCATTGTCTTCAACATTCCATTCTGAATGAAGAGACAATAGGTTACGTCCATAATATGTTTTCTTATGTTCTTTCTTTGCCTTTTTATATGCTTTGGCCATAGTCTTCATTTGGTCTTCATACTGGCCAAGAATATCTTCTGCGAGATATTCTGACCTAGCATGATTGTACTCAAATGTTGAACCTTCAGTCTCAAATGTTTCTGTTTGTTTAGGATCAAATTTCATAGTAATGATTACTTACGCAGAGGTGAATTGTTGTATCGAGTAAAGACGGTTACAAGAATGATGGCAGTTGAGATAACACCAACCAAACCTAAAATGGTAACGCTGTTACCATATTCAAAAGAGAGAGTTTCAATCATCGGTAAATTGCTTTGAAGAAGAGAATAATACCACCGACAAACATGATGCCAGTGAGTAACAATGATGTGTTAGTAATGTCCATCAAGCTGCGGCTTCTGTTTTAGCCTTACCTACATTACTAGGTCCAGTCCAAACCATACCATTTTCTTGCCAATATGCAATGAATGCACGACGAAGTTCAAGAAGTTCATCATATCGTGTCTGTTGACTAGAGGTAAACTTAAAGTTCTGAACTTTATAAGTTTTTTGAAGTGATTGAAGTTCTTTAAGTACAGTAGATGAATTGTTCATGATTGTCAAGTGTAGGGGTTACAATATAGTGGTCAATTGGAGGTGAGTAACTTTTCCTCCTGTGTAAGATTACGATAGTTTTCCACAATTGTTAATAGTCTGTCTTTGGCAGTTTCTATTGTCGCACGAGAGTAACCAGTATAGAAAGAATAACCTTTGGTTGGATCATCCATTGCATCTTTATACTCTTCTAATGCCCAATCAAGACCTTCAATAACAGATAGAAGTTGATTGTCAATGTTCATGGTGATTTGGTACTTAGTTTGAGTTTGAGTGACCTTAGAGACTGCTTACGCCCCCTTAGAATACCCTTACAGGTACCCTTGGTCTTCTTATCTTTTTTGGAGTGATGCTTCCAATTAGGTGTGTTCATCACATGCCACTCATGTATTCATGAAGTTCAGCATAATACTGTTCTTCAGTGTCAAATTGACGACCATGAATAACACATGGGAATGTTTTCTTTTGAAACATTGTAGACGCAACTTGTACGTCTTGTTTGTCGTAACCCATTTCGAGCAGGTTTTGGATGTAAGGATTTGAATTGTATGTCATACTATAGTGGTCAATTGGAGGTGAGTAACTTTATTTCCTTCGTTTTCTTAACTTATCTATCAAATTGAGTGCTGATTGACGGTTGCGACATACTTTGACCGGTTGTCCATTATGTATCACCATCAGTTTAGTTGTTGAACCCGCCACAGGTATTGCTACCAGGTTCTCATCAATAACGATTGGCAATACTCCTGGTTTTGTATCAAGAATGTTTGAATTTGTGTGGTGGAAAGACATAAAAACTCTTTTTTCAATAATTCTATGTGACTGAAGGTGTGTTAGGTCATAAAGGGGTTCGATATGGAAAAATCAATTTATGATACTCCCAGATCCCTTGGTATGACTGGGCCGATTACCGGCGAGAAATGCTGTCGCACATTTCTCCTTTCTCGAATACAATGTCAACACAACGTTGCAATGCTCTCTCGGTGGATACTCCGATATTATTATATACTGGCACACATAGCATACCGCATGTCTTCGATTTACTGCCCACACGAATTACTCGGCCCACAGTCTGTAACATCTCTACTGTGTCCATATTACGAAGGAATACAACACCTTCAAGCTCTGAGCAATTAATACCTTCTGAAAGTATGGACCTGTGCAAAACAACAAACTTCTTATCTACATCTTTGCCCCATGCATTGAGTGTATCAAAGAACTCCTCACGCTTGACCTTCTTACCATCAACAACTGCACCGGTCTTACTGGTAATATAGAGGTAAGAATAACCACGTTCCTTGAGTTGTTCTGCAAAGTCTGTCATAAAGATATTTTGCAGTTGTCGTGTGGTCTTGACACATACTAGAATCTTTTTGATGTCTAGTTCATCAATAGACGCAAGGACATTGTTGCTCTCAAGATAAGGTGTGAGTGACTTTTTGTCAACCTTATCCATCTCAATCACCTTGACTTTAGGTGGCAAGATGTAACCTCCATCAACCAGAGTTGGTGCAGACACACGTGCAATTACCTGACCATAAGTGTCAACATCATTCATTCCATGTTTTTTTGGTGTGACTGAAGTCTTACGGGTAGCAGTAAAGAAATAAGTGCGATCAGCCTTCTTACTGAAATACTCAGTGGGCCCAAAGAAGTTATTCTGACAGGAGTTATGTGCCTCATCAAAGTAAATGGTATCTACCGCAATACCAGACTCCTGAACACGGTGGAGAGAGTGATATGTGGTAAAGATAATAACATGTTCACGGACTGTTTGACACATATCAACAAACAGTTTGATATGTTCAGACTTTGTAGTGCTGAAGTGTTTTGTGTCACCAGAATGCACATGCAAAACATTAGCATTGGTGATGTGTTCCATATACTCACTGCACAACTGATTGGCCAAGAGTAGTCTAGGAGCCACAACTACAATAGTGCGAGGAACATTTACCTCGAACCGTTTCATTGCATCAGTGATTGCAATCAGTGTCTTCCCGCCTCCTGTCGGGACCAGTATCTGGCCTTTGCTGTTGACATACATTGCGTCACGGGCTTCGTTTTGATGTGGGCGAAGAGTGATCATAAAATTGTGGTGTTATACTATAGGGGTCAATTGGAGGTGAGTAACTTTATTACCGTTGACGAACCGAGTTAATTACAACTCTCTCTGTTGGATACTGTGATTCTACAATATCCCGTATCAAAGATCTGTCCGCACTATCAGTTTGTATCTCAAAGTTATGCCTACGACCATTACGATCGGTCCATGCACCTTTTACATTAAATTGTGTCATAATAATCAGTTACCAAAACCATGGTTGAAGTTAGCATACGCAAACTCTGCACGTTTGACCAACTTCACTGAGCCATAGGTTACAGAATGGAAGACATAACCTTCACCATCAGTTTCTTTGCCATTAGGAAGATATGACTTTGGTGCGTCATTGATAATCAAACTATCCATCAAATCATATTTGATATCTAACACCAACTGATACAGATTGGCAAGGAAAGGACAACCTAGAATGTCAGTCAGTGATGCATCATCAACAAACTGACCTGACTTGATGAGAGCATTGATGCCCATCTTGGCTTGATATGCCTCTTTGTCAGTCAGAAATTTGATGTTGTCAGTGTTGATGTTTGGTGCATCATAACCACCGTAAATACGGTCAACAGCAGGTTGTACCCACTTGATTACATCACTATTCTCAAATGTTTCTGTGACTGGTTTACAAACTGCATTACACATAATATTATCTTGAGTCAGAAAGACTTGTGTATGTGGTGCAATCACTAGTCTCTGTTCAATAACCTCAGGAAATACATACGTGAGGGTATTTTGTGTCAGTGTGTCAGTGTGACCGAAACCAAGCCAATCACCCCAGTAAATGTTTTCTGTACGTGGAAGATACTTGAGACAATTAGATAGAATATCTACAACTTCAATTTGATGACCAAAATGGGTCAGAATGTCTTCAGTAGTATAACATAGACGAATCTTTTTCTTATTAAATGCACTTTTTGTACACACAAAAAACTTACCATTAGCAGGATTGGTTCCCCATACTAACGACATACCATCCATTTTCATGGAGATATCACCCACATCATAAAGTAAATCAAATACTGTCAAATCACCAGTCAAAATAGTATCTTCGGGATGAGAGAGGTGTGTTAATGTCATAATAAAATGGTGGTCTTATACTATAGGAGTCAATTGGAGGTGAGTAACTCTGTAGTCACCTCATGTATGCTCTTGATGTTAGTGGATGCGTTCTTCTTAATATACTTCCTTTTATTGTATCTTGTCTGGTGAAGTATAGCTTTACATATACCATAACTTATATTATTTTCCCTGGCCCATTTAGATAGTTGGTAACACTCAACCTCACTACCATCAATGAACACAATTCGGTAGTGTTTTGCATTAGGATTGTTATTCAAACCCTGTTGTCTAAACTGTTCTTTATTTTCATGAACATTCAGGCGTCCATTTACCCATCCATCAGGTATTGCATCTTCAAATACCATCTTATGGTCAAGTCCGTTATTTACCCATATTTTACCACGAATTGTACTTGGTTTTCCATATCTTGGATTATTTTTACCTTTCATAGAAGGTCTTGGCCCTGAGTTACCTTCACCACCAGGACTTCTGTTTATTAACATACCTGTACCCAAATCTTTACGGCCAAGTACATCTATCAGGTACATTTCGTGCCTATATGCATCAATCTCAGACAGTCCCTGTTTAAGATAGACCCGTCTATCTTTTGGTGGTACAGGTACATTTACATGTTGATTGTTTATTCTATTTTTTCTCCCTTTGCCTATGTAGTAAGGTGTTCCATCTTCGCGAAGATAGGCGTAGGTATAGTAATTCATTCTTCAATTTGCAGGGGTATTATTATTTATTATATCGTAGATTGGGTCTTATGTCAAATACACCCCTGCACATGACTGCCCAATAGTTATGATAGGGCTTTGGCAGCAGCATGAGCCTTGGCGGTCAGTTGCATTGCCTCTTTTTTGTTTGGTTTTCTACCATGTTTCTTCTCAAACTCAGACCTCATTTGAGCCTTGGCATCTTTTCTACTCTGACCTATTTCTTTATTTCTAGTTGCGTCTCTTTCTTTCCTAGTCATACCACCACCATCAGCATGAGCATACTTTTTACGTGGTTTTGCAGGTTCAGTCTTCTTTGGTTCTGCCTTCTTGGTCTTTAACAACTGGTCTGCTTTCTTTTCAGCATCTTTAGAAGATGTGGTCGTTGTTTTTACTTCACCACCAGACTTTCTGGCAGCGGCTCTTGCCTTGGCTGCAGCTCTTCTATCTGCCTTAATCTTCTCTGCATATGATTGTTTGACTTCTGCAGAACCACGTTCCTGTTGTGGTTGTTGTGTTCTTTGTGAGGTTGTTCTACTTCTATTAGGTTTCTCACCTTGTGGTTTATAATCTACTGGTGCAGTCTTACCACCACCAACTGCCTTGACTCTTGGTTTAGTTCCAGGTGCTCTACGATCAGCAGTGCTTCGTTTTGCACGAGGACCACGAACTGTACCCATTTCAGGGTCATAAACCTCAACCATTCCCCTTTTATATCTTTCTCGGGCACTTACGGTTTTGTCTCTAGTTTCTGGTGAATCAAGAGTTCTTGAACCACTCTCTCCAGCAGAATTGGCTTGAGTTTCTTTGAATTTATCTTGACGATCTTTAAGAGCTTGTGCTCTTTCAGAGGCAAGTTCTAAAAAAAGTTGTAGGTTCTTCATTCTTTTTTCTGTAGTTGTGTTCCTAACTCCAACAGATTGACGGAGGTGATAATATAATTATATTTATCACCCCCGATATTATCAGGAGAAGAAGTGGTCAGGTGCACTCAACTCCTCAACATATGCAGTAACGCTTTCATTACCTTGAATATCCAATAGTTTGTCCCACTGGATATTGTGAGCGTCAAAATCTTCAAATACATCGAGTTCGATCGTAACTCTATACTTGGACTTCTGAGCGTAGGCTAGAGACATGAGGAGAACCTGATTGACTACCCTGTAAGTATAGGGTATTTAGGTCAAGGAGTCAAGGTGTTATGGACAGTGTTCAAACTGTCACACATCAATCTTTAATGTAACCATTCTTGACGAGCCATTCTTTTGTCATTGGAGTAGGAGAATAATCGGTCCACATAGTCCCACGAGCACAAGATTCAAGTGCATCTTGAGTCATACCTTCGGTTTTACCTGCCCAAGTTGCCTCTTTCTCCCATGGTTGTGCCGACACTGGATATGTTCGTTCTACCATTTCTTGCCATAACATAGGAACATCTTCCTCTGGTTTGATAATAGCAATCATACTATTATCAATGGTTCCTGCCATACAATCCTGGGCTGCATGCCACCCTTCATGTCTCATAACTGACATCAATACATCAGGACGATGCATGAATGCTCTGTTCAGAAAGAAATTATTACCTACGGTATGATATACACCACGATGTCCAACAGGGAAATAACTTTCATCGGCAAGATATACCTGAACATCAATAAGAGTCAATGCATTCAACATACGACTAAATTCTTCTTGAACTGGAGTCCAATCAGAGTTAGGATATTGTTCTTTAATATAACCAATACCCCAGATTGGTTCCACACCTTCAGTACATTCTTCAAGTAACATACAACCCATTGAATCATATGAAAATGGTTCTACTTCAGGTTCATGATGTGCAAATGTATTAATAGTATCTACACCTTCATGAGTATGTTGATGTGGATAAAATTGTGGATGTGCCATTGCAGGTGGCACAACTATCATTGTTAATGCAAGTAACAGTGTCCTAATCTTCATCGTAAATTGAATTTCTCTTTTTTATATATTGTAATTCATTCCACTGATGTTGGTAACATAACAACAATGTGTGATATTTACAATGTTTATGAGTACGGGTTATAGTACAATATGGTTTAGGTTTTGTCCCAAGTTCAATTGTAATATAATCATCTTGTTCGTCTCTATAATATACCCATCCTTCATGAATAGCTGAAGCTTTCTCCCATCTCACATAATCATTCACCTGTGGCACATAATCAGACATAGTAATCAATCAATAGAAGAGGGAATACCGATAGAAGATAAAGTTTCTTGTTGTTTATAATATAGTTTCACATAACAACGTAATGTTTCTTTTAGTTCTCTAATATCATTACAAGCCTCAATGTCTCTTGAAAATGTTTCATATGCAAAAGACCTTGAAGGTGTAGATAATGTTATGGTGTCTGGATTCATGAGAATGCTGCCATGAGTGGATTGAGATTTAACTTCATAGCTGTGTATGGAGTTGTGTCTGATATATTTACTACTTTACCTGGTTTCTTGTGATTGACTGGAGCCATAAACACTCCTTTCTTTCTACAAAAGAACCCCCAAACTGAACTAGGGTGTTTATCATCACCATAGATAAACTCTCGACTGATGTTACGAATCCAAATACGTTTTACTGTCTTTGAGTAATCATCAGTCCAGTATTCATAGCCCTGTGGTGGCTGATGTGGAAATTCCATCTTTTTCATAACTATAGAGTAGGTCAAGCATCTTTTGACGCCATTCCATCAATTCATCATAACACCCTTGATTGTATGCACAACCACGGAGACTACTGTCAGGTTTGATTACACTTTCAATCATAAGATTGAGTGCGTCTTTTTGTTTATCAGTCATCGAAAACTTTACACATTGGGGAACCAGGGTGAGTGTCGCAGAATTCATCTAACACTTTATCTTTGTGTCGTTCTGATGGGTCTGATAGTTTACCTTCTGTGAGGGGATCCCACTCATCAGGTGAATGTGCTTCATTCGTATGTAAGTCTACCTTATAGGCATTGTACTTATCATTTGGGTCATAGAGGGGATCATTAACATCCCTTTGACGTGGTTGTGACATGATTAAGTTAAGAAAGAGGTTACAACTTTAGATGGTAGTTCATCTAACAAAGAATATTTATCTGCCTTGTTGATATTCTGTCTCAATTCACTGAAATAATGAGAATAATACTTACCATCTTCTTCAACAATTAAATCAAAACATTCTTCATCATTTTCTGCAACAACATTCCATACTCCGCCGTATTCTGATGAGGGGAATGGCACATAATGGTCAACAATGTAAATAAATTTCATCAGTCTTGAGAATTACCTTAATAGTATAGGTGAGTTAAAAAAGTTTGTCAAGTTGTCGTTGTAACTCATAATAAACTGAAATAAGTTTGAGATTCATATAAGTTTCGTAGTCATTACCTTTGAGTAAATCAAGTGTGGTTTCAATTTGTTGCATAGCAAGAGTGAGTGTTTCTTTTTTATTCATTAGATTTTCTCATTATACTATGAAAGAATAAGTGAATAAAGAACTGTAATGATTGTAACTATAGTCAATATAAAAAGACATAAAAAATTACATCTTCTGTTTCTTTTGAAATCATTTGACTATAAACCAATTTTTATCATTAGTTTTATTTACCCAGAAGTGGTACTTACCAGTAATAGATGAAAGAAACATTTGGTCTTCTGTCTCTTGTTCTACTCTACATGAATGAAGTTCATGCATCAAGTTAACGAATCGGTTCTTACTCCGTTGGTTCTTGGGTTCTACAGTAACGAATTTAGTCTTCATAGGTGTTTGACTGACTTTGTAAGTATAGACCATGTGAGGGGTCTCCGGGGGGTTTTGTAGACACTTGACAAACTGGTCTAGACCCCGTAGACTAGGTTTGTCGTTCTTGAGAGATAAGTTATAAGTTCTTATTTGATATTAAATCTCTTATCATATATTTCCCACTAATCTTATAACAGTGAGGACAATTTTCTTTTGTATATACTTTAAAATTCATAAATCAATCTCAGATTAAAAAATAATTTCCAATTACAAGACAATCTAGATCAATACTTTCAAAGGTTTTGATCGCATCCTTTGGATTCTCTACAATTGGTTGACCATTATCATTGAAAGAAGTATTTAAAAGAACCGGACAATCAGTTTCTTTATTATATTTTTGAAGAAGTGTTGCAACTTCTGGATGCAACTTTTCATTTACAGTTTGAATTCTACATGAGAAATCTTTATGTGTGATCGCACCAAGTTTCTTTCTTTGATGTGGTTTTACTACCAGAGAGTATAGCATATATTCATTTGGATATACATCTATAAAGTATTCTTCTTGATATTCTTCAAGCATAATACCTGCAAATGGACGCCACTCTTCTCTATGTTTAATGCGAGTATTGATTGTCTTTTTATTTTCTTTTATTGATGGGTTCATCAGAATTGAACGAGAACCAAGTGCTCTAGGTCCAAACTCTGAACGATTTTGAAACCACCCAACAATTTTATTATCAGCAAGAAGTTTAGCAACCTTCTCACACAGTTCTTCAAAGTTATCAAACTTCTTATAGTTTTTCCCTTTAAGTGCTTCCTCAATCTCTTCTTCACTATAAGTGCGTCCAAGAAGTGAAATATTGTGTGGGAGAGTTACTTTTTCTTTTGCCTTAAAAACACCATAACATGCAGCACCAAATGATAATCCAGTATCATCAGGAAATGGTGGGATGTGCATATTCTTTACAATTTCATTCTTACGAATGACAGAGTTTGTGAGAATATTCAGAAACACGCCACCAGCAAGGCAAAGATTTTCATCAATATATCCTTGTTCTTTGAGTGTCTTCATATAAACAAGCATTCCCTGTTCAAAATTATGTTGAAGAGTTCTTGCTTTGTTTTCTGGACTCATGTTTCCATAAACATAATCCTGTCCAGGAAAAGAGTTGAATGTAACTGAAGGAATACCTTCAAAAGTTTGTCGATAATCTTTTTCAAACTCTTTTACATTACCATATGCCGAAAGACCCATGACCTTGCCACAGAATGTCTCACGATACTTTGGATCAGTAATATCAATTTGTTTCTGAACCATCTCAACATAAATTTGATATGCCCAAGCCCAATAATAGTTTCCGAAGTTATTCATTTCAGGAATACCGGGATGATACCTAAAAATACCTTTTTCTTTATTAAAGTATCCTATAGAATGATTTTCTGTAGAAAAAGCATTGCCAGTAGAATTGAATAAAATAGATCCAGCATTATCCATCGTAATAAATGTTCCTTCATTGTAATCTGAAGAGAACACTGATGAATATGCATGACACATATGATGAGATACTATCTCAACTTTTGCTTTTGGGAAATATCTTTTAAGTTTAGATTGAAGAGTTTGATTAATATAATTCTTATAGAAGTTTATATTTGCCATCGATGGAACGACAACTACATCAATATCTTCTTTAGAAAGATTCCCTGTCGATAAACAATAGTCTATCGATTTTCGTGGGAAGTTTCCATCATATTTAATACCAGTAAGTCTTTCTTCACTGATACTAGTTACATGATTTCCATTAGAAAATAAAGACACACTTGCACCATGTGTCCAACTTTCATTCATTTGTTCCCTCAAACTAGGATTATCAGAAATTAAAACATTCCATCCAATCGCACCATAAAGTCCAATAACATTCATTTATCAACTGCTTCTATAATTTTATCAAAGTTAAAGATTTCTTCATCCTCATCCACATAAGGATACTCTGCTTCTACTCCAGTAAAATCAAAGTCAAACAAATAACTATTTGGAAGTTTAAAGTTGGCAGGTTTCTCTGCTTGAATATTGGTATGTATATCCCATCCAAAGACCTTTGGACTAGTTCCATTCCATAATACCACAGAAGGCAATTTCAATGCTGTTGCTGCGTGTTGTAGGCAACTATCAATAAGTATTCTCTTCTCACTATTCAGTAAGATACTTACAAGTTCCATATTACTCATTGGATCTTGAACCACTTCCACACCATCTAATGCTTCAGAAGAAGGTTTTTTGACTTGAAAAATATGATACTTATCGGAATAATGATCTACAAGTTTTTGTGCAAGTGCCACAGGCATATCTCTTGCCCATAGATATGGTCTCTGTTCATTATACATTCCACCATTAGTTTGAAGAACCATAATAGGTTTTTCGTTTGCACGACTTTCCCAAAATTCTTTTGCAATCTTTTTCTGTAAAGGATTAAATTTAATATCTGGCATTTCACCTCGATATTCTAATCCATACATCTTAGACCAAGTTTGAATCAGAGGCAGTTTTTTATGAATATGATCAGTAGTGAAATAAGGTTCATTATGGAAAATTATTGAATCCTCATTTTCAATATAACTTTGATAAAAATAACTTGTATTGCCAAGTTGATATACTCTATCTACAAATGGAAGATTTTGAAATATTTCAGACCAGACAGAAACAACAATAAGTTGTCTACCTGGATGATTGTTTTTAATACATTTAGCTACTGCTGTTGCGGCAATATGTTTACCAAACCCACCTTGAACATGAAATATAGAATACTTAATTTTTGTCATAAAATTACCAAGGAGTTTCTTTGTTTACTGTAACAGGTGCTGGGGGATTAAGAACAGAATTGATCCAAGAAGTGTGTTGTGCAGTGACTCTTTCTTCTGCAAGTTCATCTGCAATCCAACCCAATACAATCTCTTCAGTCAAGTCTTCAAATGCAACAAATCCTTCAGAACCTTCAGAATCTGGAGTAACATCTTCACAATTAACTTGATAATTTTCAAAACCTTCAATTGTAGTTCTTTCTACATCAGAATCATCAGAGGATACCCATTTAACTTGAATATCACATACTACATTGTTTCCATCATTTATGACTTCAAGATTTTCAATTGTTCTTGTGTGTGTAATTGCCATTTTGTTTTAGTTAAATCTCTATTATTTATTTAAAGATAATATTATTATCCTTTGTAGGTGGTGCCTTTACCTTAGGGGTTATCGTAACAATATCAGGTGTTCCCCAAAACTCAAGTCGTCTTTTGTTTTGTTCATAAAGATCAAGAATTTCTTCTGGAAGAATTGATGCTGGTGGAGAAGAAGTTTTCTTGACCTCAGAACGAACCTGATGCATATCACTTAGTCCATAAGTTATCAAATCATCTTCCCTATGAATATTTGAGATTGATCCAAAGTCATGATCATAAAACTCTTCCCCAAGAAAATCATAGATGTCTTCCATTATTTTTTCAGGATTATCTACAAGATCATTATAGTCCACAAAATGCATTTTGTCACTTACATTTTGTTGGAATCCCATCATAATCGCATTCAGTGACTCATAAACAATACCACCATCATTTAGAAGATACATACATCTATTCAAATCATTAATAGGTATATCAGTTTTGATTAATTGTTCATCTACAAAATTAATTCTTGGTTGGCCTTCCTGAAAAGGATTTCGATGAATCATTGTCAGAATAGAAGTTAGAATCTCATCTATTCTACGAACTGGAACAAGAATCTTTGCCTGTTGTCCAATGTACCCTTCAATATAAGGAACTCTTGCAGTCCATGCACGATTTTTATCAAAGACAACTGGTTTTTGAACATCACTATAAAAATGATGTGGAATGCTACCAATGATCTCTCTGACTTGATCTGGTTTTGGATATCCATGGTACAACTCATTACCCATAAAGTTTTGCTCTACGGCAAACATTGCACCAAGAACTGGACTTGATGGTCCAGAATAAAATCTTGGATTTTGATTTAAGATTGAAGAAAGCAAAGTGCTTCCCGAACGGGGAAGCCCTGCCATAAAATAAAAAGTTTTATTCATTCATTTATCATTCGATACTATTATATATTATACCATAAAATCAATTATTCAGTAAAGAATTAACTTTTTCTTCCAGTGAAGATAATCTTTCTTTGAGTTCTTGGTTTTCGACATCAAGTTCTTTGATTGCATTAACAAGAACAGGAAGTAAGTGCTCATGAGTAACACCCCACTTATCTATGTTAGATTTTGATGCAATGATTGTTTCATCACCTTCAAGTTCTGCAACCTCTTGAGCACTGAATCCATATCTGACTCTTTTATCAGTAACCTCATTCGTTTCTCTATTCTTAAATGAATATTTGATAGGATTAATATTCTGTAAGAATCCTCTTCCATGAGGTACATCACCATAAACACACTTATCTCTAATATCAGAAATAACTGTCCATGCTACTTGTATTGCGGC